ACAGTGCTATTCAAGTAGGCGTTGTTCGTCCCACTTCTATCACAGCAGCCGCCCAACCTATTTTTCCTCCTATTAGAACTGGTGGTGCCGCCTTTATAAAATCAGCTACTTTACGTATTGGAGCTACAGCTATCGCAACCACTAATGAAATGGGAAGATACCACACCATGATGCGGCAATTTAAATCGGCTGAAGAACGGATTAGAAAAAGTGGTGTACTTGAGGGAACTATAGACGGATTAGAACCTTCGAATTTAGAAGATGGTGGTCTTCAACCTATGAATCTTGGCTGGGGACGCGCCGCTAATGGCCTACCTGAAACAGATGCCGTTCATGACGCATGTAGAACTATAGAAGCTGGAGAAGATGAAACAGCTGTTTTCGCTATCAAACTTTCAGACCTCTTTCCGTTCATGAGGTCAGTCCAGCTCCCGCTTTATTTAATTCAAGAACCAGTATCTATAGAGATTCAATGGTCCAATGGAGAACAATACGAAACCTGGATTCAAGGCAATCCAGCTGCTCCTGTTGATGCGGGCCGAGCCTCTATTGCTACTACTCAAGTAAAATTCTTAGCCGATTATTTGACCTACACAGATGACCGCATGGCCCAAATGGCTGCTGTAGTCATGAGTGAAAGTGGATTACAAATGCCCTATAATGACCTTGTTCTTACGACGGCTTCCGCTTCGGCGGTAGCAGCTCCAGGTGGTGGCGCCGCTCCTACGGTTCAATCGGTTAATCGTGAAATTGGCCTTTCTTCAAGAACTGTAAAAAATATTATGTGGGCCGATTATATAACTGGAGTCGATGCTGCGGAAGGTCAATTATTGGGAATATACCGCTCAAGTGCTACAAGCAAACCTTCCGAATATAATTTAAGAATTAATGACCGCGAGCTATTTAATAGACCTGTAATCAATGAATCCACTAAAGCCAATTATCTGGCTCAAATAGAAGGAGTTGAGCTTCAAGTTGCGTCGTGCGAATATTCATTTGACCAAATAACTGACCACTCCGCACTACCTGCTCCCAGAACTTACGGCGCATTTAGTGGCGCTCAAGCCTACGTGGGGATTGCTATAAGTGATGCCAATCTATCAGGACATCAGCACTATTGTGGTGTCGATTTGGTTACTAACCCTCTTACTGGAGCAGGCACTCAAGTTGGCCAAAAACCTATTACCCTTCAAAGAACACTTTACAGGTCGGCTGCTGACCACCCCGCCAATCAAATGACTACTTTTGTTTGGGGTAAAGTAGAAAGACAATTTATACTCAAAAATGGAAATGTATCTGTAACTGAATAATTTTGTTAATATAAAATATATATTGCTTTATATTAATGAACACTGATTTAGAAATTAAAGAAGTAATACCCGACCCCGATAGAATGGATATAGGTAAAGAACTTCATGAAAATTTACCTGATATAAGCACAGGCTCATTAATTTTACAAATTGCTCCAGTTAAGTCGGGAAAATCCACGATTATTACAAATTTATTATTAGGAGAAAGTTTTTATAAAGACTGTTTTGACCAGGTCCATATTATTAGTAATACTATCATGAATGATAACACAAGTAGGTTTTTGAAAGAAAGTTTCCCAGGAACATGTTACGGTGAATATTCCGATAGTATTATTCAAAGTATTATTAATCAACAATTATCCTATAAACGTAAAAAGGACAGACCCGTTATCGCAATCATATTAGATGATTTCGTTGGCATTCCGCGAAATAGTCTTGTGTATAAACTGGCCTCGCGTTATCGCCACTATGGAATAGGAATGCTCATGTTTTCGAGTCAGGTGTTTAAAGAAGTACACCCACTTGTAAGGACCAATATGACAGCAGCAATTTTGGGCAGGAACTCAAACCACAATGAAATGACCAAAATTACGGAGGAACTCGGGAGCTCGTTTGGGAGTGATAAAAATTTTAAAGCTATATGTAAGCATGTTTGGAAAGAACCTTATAAATTTTTACATATAGATTATACAGAAAATCCTCCTCATGCCTACAATGGATTTACTCACAAAATTTGGGACGGAGTTAGACCACTCGAAAAGATGCGTGGTGTTGTTCCCTTTGATAGTGAATCTGATACTGAGGACGAGAAAGTAGAAGAAGAAGATAAAGAAGAATTATAAGTATTAAATGTAAAAAATATTTTCTACGTTTATTATAAATGGATAGTATTAACCTACCTAATATTGAACCCAAAGAAGAAATTCCTGAACCACCTCCCGAAATACAACAAATTGTCAATACCGCTGAACCAGTCATTGAACAAGAAGAATCTATTTTTATTGATAAACCTAAAGAAGATAGGGTAGATAAAGAACCAGTTGTTAAAAAGAAAAGGAAGGCCAGTCAAAAACAATTAGATAATTTAGCACGCATGCGCGAAAAACGAGCCGAAAACCGCGCGGCCGCCAAAGTTGTAGCCGAGGAAAAGATACCAACTACCGCCAAACCTGTTAAAAGAGAGAACCATTCTCATGAAGAATTACCTCCTATGCCCCACCCTATTAATGTTGATGGATTCTATAATTTTATGAACTATATGGAACAATATAAAAATCTTAAAAATAACTGGCGACAACGCGAAAATGAGAAAGCTGCTAAAAATAAACCGCCGCCTCCTGAACCCAAAAAAAAGGAAGAACCCAAACCCATTAAACAACAAACTAAAAAAGTCCCCGATTTGTTATCAACTCATGCTAAACCGAAGAGCATGTATGATGATTATTTTTAGGAGGTTTATACAAAAACACTATTTTGTATATACTCCCCTTTTAGCTAAATAAAGATTTATAATAAGCCAATTCTGCCTTTTCTTGTTTCGTCAATTCATCTTTTGTCATCGGCTTAGGCGGACCAGGAATAGGACCTATTGCTGGTTTTGCCCGAGTTATTTTAAATATTACACTTGAATTATCTTCAATGCTGGCAAATTGACCATTCGGTAAGCGAATTTCAATATCAAAATTATTCATTACATAGGATTTATCAATTGTATAACTAAAGTCACTATCAAACGAATAAAAGAAATCACTACTTGAATAGTTACGAGATAAATATCCTATAGCTGGTATTGGCAAAGTTTTATTTGACCCTATGAAATTAGGTGATTGCTGGATTATATTACTATGAATTAATAAATACGAAAAATCATATTTTTTAGGTTGCCGTCTGGCGGTCAATACATCGCTCTCACATGTTATTTTAGTAGGAATAGCAGAGTTCAAACCACCCATACTAAACATCTCATAAACATTTGTCGGTGGCAATTGCTTTAGATTAATAGTTCTATTATTACCATATTCTAAATCCGTGCCTATATACGATGGTTGATACGTCTGGCTTGGGTCGTGGGCTGCTTTGTTCTCGTACGCCGTGCTCATGGGGAGAGTTCTAATAGTATCATAACCTAACCAATTACGATTTTGACCTAAGATATTAATTGTTCCAGTAATATAGCCATTTGTCGTAAATGGATATACCATGTTATCAGATTTATCTAATAATGTTTGACCACTATAACCAATAAACTTATTAAAATTAGACCGATTAAATGAGTTAGACTGCGTTTGATAAGCAATTGGAAGTAGTTGTTCTAATTCAAAACCCATCTTGTAAAATAACGTATTGTTATATGTATTTGGTGTCCATGGCGATAATTGAACTCCTGGATTTATTAAATACGATTCATCGCCCAGTGTTCCTAAATATTTAGGTATATCTGTTTTTGTATTGGGTACATAAATATTCATTAAACCTATACCAGACTGACTTGTTATCACCCGATGCTCTTCATTAGCCTGGCCAAGATTTTCCCACGGAATAACGGAGAATGANTAGTCATATTCTTCTGTCACTGGATTGTAATTTCCTCCATAAAAATTATCTAATAATCCAAAAGTCAATGGAACATTACTATTATTGTATCCGTATCCGATAAAGACCGACGCTGGCAACTGCGGCATCAACCAATTAGGTGTTTGCCACCCGGAGAGGGAGTAATCCCAGTTAGTATTGCTCGTCACTAGGTCTCCATACCAAGGGACTGGTCCAACTAATTTAGTTGTTAAAGATAATTGACTATTCCAACTTTGCTTACCATTTAATATAGCCACCTGTTCGTTAGCCTGTTCGTCGGCGCCAACTGGATTATCAACATCACACCAAGCACCGTTACCTACATAAGTTGGAGTATGAAGAGACGAAATCTCAAACCTACCGCTCGTTGCTCCAAAATTTACAGTTGGGTCACTTGCCCCAATCATACAGTAGGGATAATAATCATATACATTGTAATACAAACTATTAAATCTACTTACAAAACTTCCATACTCAGTATTCGTTTCTTTAAAAGCTGCCGTCATTTGCGTGCTACCATAAGCTTTCGGATTAACACGTTGTGTATTTATAATTTTTCCATACTCTCCGTCGGAAAAAGAATTGCTAAATCCGAAGAATTCACCAGGAGGAGTTACCGGTAAAAATTTATCAATATCAGCGCCTGCGTCGGGGTCGTCGGGTGCGCCTTTCATCACAAAAGCTATAAAAGGGGTGTCCTCCCACATCTTTTTTCCTAAATCCTGGTCATCTTCACTAAATAGAGGATATGGCGCTGTGCCAGTGAGATAGGGAAAAGCATTGCCGATATTAGGAGTTCCAGGCCATTGAGTAGTTGGTACGTCAGCCCCTCCTAAATTCTGGTCCCTTACCATATCCGGAAAATTAGTCGCAATTTGAGGCCCGCCCATTGAAGTAGCCTGCCACTTTCGAGGATAAACTATAACTATACCTACTCCTCTATCCACTTCACCATCTAATAAATCTGGCCGAGAGTTCGTGGATTCGTTATTAGCCCATTGGTCAGCACATACATCAGGCCTTAAAAAATCCTGATGTTTAAAATACATACCATTACTATCAGTAAATTTAAATTGCGAACCATTAGGAAGACTCACATTTCCATTTTTTGGATTCATTAATTTCTCATCATAATATGTATAATATTGTGACCTACGAGGTCTTGTGTTCTGGGTGGAAGGTGTTATAGTTCTTTTTACTCCAGGAAATTGACCTGTATGATGTGGTGTTACGGGGTCTGCCCGGCCTGATGTATCCCAAGTTATTACGTTTGTTTGATAATTCGAAAACCAATCAGTCCCTTGACTAGCTGGCGGCTGGCCATGGAGCGGACAAAGAATAATACTATATGGCGATGGCAAACTTATTTTAGTTGATTGAAAATCAGGAGTAGGATTTCCCGAAGGGCAATTCACATTTATACTGGCCCCATCATCTGTCGCACCAAGGTCTAATTCTGTAACAAATTGCTTTGCTACCGATTCGGGGTCATTTACATCATTTCGTAAGGCGGAGTCTGTTTGAAATTTACCTATCTTTTTTGCCGAATATAAAGCCTTTTTTATAAGAGCTATACTACGAGGAGTTGCGATAATATTTGTAGTAAAACATAATCCGTCTATTTTAGGAACTACACCCAAATTAAAACGTGAAAAACTATTGGTTTGTCTTGTTGCCAAGGGCGTGATGGCAATGGGGTCAAAATGATGTATTTCTGTTGTTTGTGTCCCAGCTGAGGCCCAATTATCTTGTCCCACTACTTGAGAACCAAATTGTCCTGTTGCGCCGAGAATACCAGGCCTAAAAGCATCACTCCCAGCAGCACCAGTTTCGGCATTTGGTGGCGCATTATAACCCGTACAATTATACGGGACACATCGTCCTTGAGATGTGTACAAGGCATTTATATCTATACTGGGTTTATCCGGAAAAGGCACGTCACGAGACTCTGCCTTTTCAAAAGGTTGATTCCAAGATGAAGGCCATTGGGTCATACCAAGAGGAGGAGTCACAGGTTGCTGGGCTCCAGTCACGGGGTAATCACCTGGCCAGCGGCCGAAGAGGGGGTCGTCTTTGTCCAATGTCCTCGAAAAAAACATTCCCAGTAACATAGATTCCATGTTGAAAGATTGTTTTTTTAAATTATTCCATAAATTTAAAGCATTAAATCTACCCATTTCCCCGACCAATAAATCATTATAAAAAATATCTCTCCCGTTTTGTCCAACGTAGGTATTATTACCATCTAAATCTACCGACCACTGACCTTGTATATCTGGTTTGCCGGTAGCAGACGGCGAGTTATAATCCATGGTTGAGTCGTGAGCAAACGGAATTCCCCGCCAACCGCCCTTTCCGGCCGAACCGGCTGCCCCAGTATTATTACCGGGTATATCAGCGGTAAAATCTTCCCATTCCGCTTTTACCGCTACTCCCGTGCTTACAAGGTCCGGGTCAATCCAAATTTTTTCTAATAATCTACCTGTTGAAGTTGATACAGTTTTCATAAATTTATCAGTAACTTGTGTTACCTTTTTTCTTCGTAATTTAGTGGCATTGTCCCATTGATAACCACCAGTTACTCTTTTCAGAGCATCTTCAGTGCCGGCTGTATTTGCCCACAACGGGTCCAGCGCCGTCGGTTGCGTCTGTGTTCCCCTGGCGTATTTTCCAGCTAAAGTAAAATAAGCGTCATGTTCGTAAATGTACGCTTGTTGATTTTCATCGTCCCAATTATCTGCTTTACCCGTCCTTTCGTGTAATTGCTCATTTAAACTACCCGCAACACTATCGGGTGTCTGAAATCCTTTTTGAGCAGTAAGTGGTAACCTATCAGTTGTTATATAATGATGAATTGTTTTTATTTTTAAATCATCTATTTCACTATCGTCATAACATTTACACCACTCTTTATATTTAGTTTTTACCTTATAAAGTCTCTTTTCACTGGGAAAAGCAATTTGATAAGGAGCGTTACTTATCGCCGGAGCAGTGTATCGCCCACAATACATTGAACCTATTTGTGGTCGATAGTCTTTTATTGGATAAAGTCCCTTGCCCGATTGGCGCTTACCATATACTGGTATGGTTTGGCTATCAATAATTACCGGCTCGTAGGTAAAATCCATATGCGCATCGGTAAATAATTGCGTGGTCCAATCAAATGTTGGAGGGTCGGCCGTGGAGGAAGGAGTTGGAGTAGTAGAGGGTGTCATTAATATATCTTTCATTTTGGCTACTCCTTCCAACCCCCATGCTGGATAAGATTTATAAAACGCTTGCCAATCGTTCGTTGTAACATCCTCCACGCCCGCACAACCAAAAATCGGACTCGTCCATGTGTCAAGGGCAGAAACCTTGTGATTTATTAATGGAAGATTTATGTTATATTGCCTTTGATTTGTAAAATAATAACCATATTCTATTGTTGCTATATTATCAACCAATGGAGCGTTATATTGTGTGGTCAGGGGAACGTCACCTCCCGAGAATTCCATACTGGCATCAGGTTCGCCTCGTAAATTAATCTGTGTAGCACTTATGGTCAATTCGTCGCCCACATTCAATTTAATACCATATTTTATATCCGTGTTCCAGGCAGCATTATTTTTATTAATTTTGTTTTTACCTACAACCCCGTTCAGTTGCTGACGGTTAGTATATAATTTACCAGCCGAGTTATTAGATTCGACCAGTAATGTTTTGTTATTATTATTCATTATTAATATATATAAACATATTAATGACAAGTAAAATTGATTCTTTAGTTTCTCTGGTTGATGATTTTAAAGAGAAGCTTACTGATAACGAATATATGGTTATCATGAATACGATTGGAATGGTAAGGCAAAACCATTTAGATTTAAAAAAGAAATTACGTAGATTACGGCGTAAATGTTATAAAGTCCATTTTCAGTTAATGGCGGTAACGGAATATGCCGTTAGCCAGGAATTCGATAGTGATTCCGAAGCTGACCTCCTATTCCTGGAGAGTTTCTAAGAAGACTTGGGGGGATACACTACTCTCTTTTAGAGAACAAATAGAAAACCAAAAGTGTGTTAATTAGTTGTACGTCCCTATTTATATATAAGAAAAAAAAAA